ATAAGCGATCTAAGCGATACCTGCAAGAAGGTATGACATATGTTAAAAATATGAACAAGTGGGAAGCTGCAAACAAATATGCATTAGATCGCAAATGGGAATTTCATATATGGACAGAGAAGAAGCTACAGGAAATGGGACTCATGCCTAAGCCTCTTAAGAAACTAAAGCCTCTACCTAAACCTAAAAGTCGCAAGAAAAAAGTATAAATACACGTATGAGCAATATATTTAATCAATTAGAAATCGAAGCATTTCGTGCAGGTATCACGCCACGGACCAAGGAATCAATTAAATGGTTCCAGAAAAAAGGTCGTAGCATGGGTAAGGTTGCACGTGGTGAGTTGATGATGGAAGATCCAATCAAGCTGAGAAATCGGCAAGGTGTTGGACAAATGTATATGTATTTCTATCAACCGAAGCATAGAGAAACTTTACCTTATTATGATAGTTTTCCGTTGACCATTGTTATTGGTCCGGCCAAGGGTGGATTTATGGGTTTGAACCTGCATTATCTACCACCTCCGCTGCGTGCAAGGCTGCTAGATGGGCTGATGGGAATAACAAACAACAAGAAGTATGATCAGTCAACTAAGTTTGCAGTATCATACGAACTATTACAAAAAACATCGAAGCTTAAATGGTATAAGCCATGCTTAAAACATTATCTTGGCTCTCAAGTAAGAAGTAGATTTGCACATGTACCCGCTCCTGAGTGGGAAATTGCTACATTCTTACCGACCGCAGATTTCCAGAAGTCAAGCAAAGCAAATGTTTATAAAGCTTCACGGAGTATGATCTAATGTCATTTTCAGTAGACGAATTTAAAGGTGCTATCAGTAAGGGTATTGCGGTACCTAATATGTTCCGCGTGTACTTACCTGCCCTACCAGGTGTTGTGACCGCTCGTCAATTGAATTTACTATGTAAAGATGTACAGCTTCCGGGCAGACAGATTTTAACTAACGAACGTGTCATTGGAATGAAGCAGGTCAAACAAGCTTATGGCTATGCATCAGAAGATGTGACTATGACATTCTACGTAACTAACGACTATGGCCTTAAACAATATTTCGAAGCATGGCAGGATCTTATCATAACAGATAAGGAACTGAATTATCCGGATGAGTATGGGTTTGAGGTACGAATAGAGCAACTGCAAAAAGGTGCGGCGCTCGACTTACCGGTAGATATTAACTTCAATCTATTTGGTTTAAACATCGATATAGACTTTGATTTATTCAAAGACACAAAGAGTATATACACGTGTGTACTTGACAAGGCATTCCCTACCACCATGAATGCTATCCAACTGAATAATGAGCAAGGTGGGCTCGTTGAATTGAACGTACAATTGTCCTATAAGGACTGGAGATCAATATAATATGGCTTTACCTAAATTAAACGCTACCCCAAAATACGATATTGTTGTGCCTTCGACACAGCAATCCGTACGGTTTAGACCGTACCTCGTAAAAGAAGAAAAAGTTTTGATGCTCGCAATGGAGTCTCAAGACCCAAAGCAATCACTTGCTGCAATTGTTGATACTATTGAGGCATGTGTTAGCGAAGATCTTGAGCGTAATAAGCTTACGACGTTTGATGTTGAATATATGTTCACACAGATTAGATCTAAGTCAGTAGGCGAAACATCTAAAGTGCAGATCAAATGCAAAGAATGCGATCACGCCAATGAGATTGTGATTCCGCTTGAATCAATTAAAATTAATATGCCTGAGAATATCGTTAGTCTGATAGAACTAACTGATGAAATCTCGGTACAACTAAAATGGCCGACATATTCTGATCTAGGCGATCTTGATATGGCTGATGGAGCAAGTCAGGTTACTCAAACTTTTGACATGATTGCTAAGTGCATCGACTCAGTTCTTACTGGTGAAGAACGCATTAGTATGAAAGATGAGCCAAAGGCCGAAGTCATGGAGTTTATTGAATCACTCACATCCGAGCAGTTTGATAAAATCCGTGAGTATGTTGAACTGATGCCTAAACTAAAACACGATGTGGAGTTTACATGTGTATCATGTAGTGACACAAATAAAATTACCTTGGAGGGTATGAACGATTTTTTCTCATAGCCCTTTCCCACGAATCTCTGATCGGATACTTTAAGACTAATTTCTCCCTGATGCAACATCATCATTATTCATTAACCGAAATAGAAGAGATGATACCATGGGAAAGGGAGGTATATTTAACAATGCTCATTGAACATATAAAAGAAGAAAATGAACGAGCCAAGGAACAGCAAAGTAAAAGATAATGGCTGATAAAATAACACTGTCTGATTTAAAAGACGAAATTGCAAAAGGTAATAAATCACAGTCAAATACGACTGCGGCTATCCTTATGCTTAATTCTACATTTGTCAAACAGTTCAAGTTAGACGCACGTGGCGCTGGTGACCGGCTAGAAGATAAGTTAGAAGGTCCTAAAGGTCCTAAGGTCGTAAAAAAAGAAATGACTGGCTTTAAGCCTCTTGACAGTGCTAGCGGTAATATCAATGCTTTCTTTGGCAGACTTGCTAACATTGGAAAAATGATTGCCGGTTTTGCTGCAGGTCTTGCAGCTGTTGGTGCTGCATTTGCTGGTATGCGCGGGTGGGAACTTCCTATCATAAAGCGTATTAGCAATATAAAGTTTGGCAATCTGTTTCCGGAGTCATTGGCTAAAACCCTTAATCAAAAATTTCTAAATGTTCGGGCACGTGTATTAAGATTCTTTAGTATGAGTGCAGTTCTTCCTAAGGGTGGAGATGGCAAACAGATAACAACCATCGGTGGACAAATAGCTAATGCATTTAAGAATGCTAAGACAAGCATACTCAAAGGATTTGGTATCGGTATTGATGGAAAGCTTATTGCTTTGCAAGGCGAAGATGGCAAATTTAAGTCTCCAAGGATAGGCCGGTTCCTTCTCCAGATGAAATCACTGTTTAGTCCTATCACTAAAGTCGGGGCTGCGATTGGTGAGTTCTTTACAAGTGGGTTTGGAGCAAAGATAGTTACCTTTATGAAAGGTGGCGCAACAAAACTTTTAGGAGTTTTTGGTAAAATACTTTGGCCGATCGGTGTTCTTGTGTCAGCCTTCAAAGGTGTCAAAGACTTTATTGACACCGAAGGAACGATATACGATAAGTTTACGGCCGGTATTAGTACTGCACTTTCAGACTTCGTTGGCGCTCCGCTAAACCTTTTAAAAGATCTAATGGCATGGGGTCTGAAGAAGCTTGGCTTTGATGAAGGCGCCGAATGGCTAAAAGGTATTGACTTTGTTAAACCAATAAAAGATATGATTACTACGGTCATGCAGTGGTTCGGCACGTTGTTTAGCGATCCTGTAGAAGCATTGAAGATAGCTGCACTCGGCGCACTTAACCTATTAGTAGCAGGAGCAACATGTCTTGCAGATATAATCATGGCACCAATCAAACTGGCAATGGACTGGATTGGTGGGCTATTCTCTTGGACCAAGCCTGGTGAAGAGGGTATCTTCACATCTATATCTAGTATAGCTTTTAGTGCCTGGGCATCAGCAACGAATTGGCTTATTGGCTTATTTACTTGGGATGAACCGGCCAAAGCTTTAATAAATCTTGCATATATGCCTCTGAACTTAGCTTTAAAGGTATTTACTGGTATCGGCTCTTGGATTGCCGGACTCTTTGGTTTCGATAAGACGTCTGAAGCACTAGCTGAAGCCAACAAATATTCTGTTGGCGATATTGCTATAATGGCATTTGACACTGTTAAAAAATGGTTATCAAATAAGTTTTCTGGTGAGGTTAATCTAGGCGGACTGTCATTCAGTCTACAGGATATAGTCACTGCTCTTGGTGATAATATTGGCCTGATGAAAGATATCCTAGTATCACAGATTTCATTCAGTATTAAAAGGTTGGTTAACGGATTTAAGTCAAGCTTTGAAAGAGCTGCTAACTTTATAGCAAATCTTGGTGATGAACTATACTTAATGATTTCTAAGAACTTCAGATTTAAACTTCCTGAAATTAATATTCCTGAAACATTTCTTACACCAGCGTTTAATCTTATTCCGGCAATTAATGTAGGTGTAGGTGATGCAGCCAGTAGAACTGCAGCCAAAAATCGTATTCAAACTAGAGATAATGCAAGCACTGCAAGAGTCAGTAAGCTACAAAGTGAAACCGGCAATGAATTAGCAAATCTTCAGTCATTGCAAGCTCAGCTAGCATCAAATTTACAAGCGGTTGTTGTTAATAATAATACAACTAATACTGCAAACAATAATTCTTCTAGTGCTAACTCCACAAACTTAAATGGGACCGCCTCTGCAGGCGATCCCTTTGCTCTTATGCCATCGGCATTTTAATCGTCTTGAGCAAGCTTGGCAAAGTATGATAGTGTGTCATCATCATTTGATTTCTCACTAATAGCCTCTGCCGTTACCGGAGCATTAAACATTGGATCAGGTGCTGGCTCATTCATTTGAGCTGCCTGGGCCAATGACTCCTGACCGGCATCTGCAGACTCTCCAAGAACTTTCATAAGCTTGGCTTTAAGCTCAGCATATGATTTATAGTTCTTAGGATCTTCAAACTCTGCTAGATCGTACATACCATTATATAGAGCTTCAAGCTTATCCTCATCGCTAGAGATAGCTGCAGGAGAAGCAAACTCAGACTTATCGTAATTACGATAGCCTTCAACGTTACGAATCTTAAGTTTGAAGTCTGCGCCTTCCCACATATCAAACGGATTTGTAGGAGTTTCGTCCGCAAACTCTGGCTGCATCATATCCATGATTTTGTCATGAATTTTCTTACCATACTGATACAAGAAGGTTTTGCCTTCACGCTCAGGATTAGCAGGATCTGATACAATTAGAATATTTGAGACATAGTGCAACCGACGCTTTTGCGTACGTGCGGTTCCTTTATCCTCTTCAATGCCTGTATTCCATAACTTGGAATTCAATTCACCGACAGGATCTGTTTGCCCAATTGATGTAAGAGACCGTTCGATGTACCATTGACCAGTTGGTCCTTTAAAACCGTGATCCCAGTACCGAACCCACGGAAGTTCTTGACCTTCACCTGCTGGAAGAAAACGTAGGACAGCATAACCGTTACCGGCTTTATCCACTGTTGGTTTCCATACACGGTCATCACCGTAGTTCTTCTTTTCTCCACCACCGCCAGCAGTTTCGGCTGCTTGGATGAGTTTAGAGATTGAGCTTTTATTTCGTTTTAGTTCTGCAAAAGACATATGTTAGTTCCTCTTATTTGCTGTAGTATTGCTGTAATGTGTTTGTGTATTATACCACGTTCATGTGTCGTAGTACATCGTTATTTATAGTTTATTTTAGGCGTAGACTCCATTGAATTGTTGTGTACACCTAATGAAGGTTGTACATTTACTTAATTGCTTTAGTGTACTTGCTCCCGCATACGTGCACGTGCTCCTGAGGCCACCTAAAATATCTTGAATAGTGTGATCAATATCACCACGATACGGTACTAATACTTCTCTGCCTTCAGAAGATCGATAGTTTTTTAATCCTCCAAAGTGTTTTGTGTTTGCTGCATCACTACTCATACCGTAAAACGCTACAAACTTTTTCTGTTCGATTTTATCACTCCAAGATGTCTTTTCAATTTCGTCAATTGTCATTACATCTTTAACCCATTCACCTGTCTTATAATATTTTTCAATTACTTCACCGCCACCTTCATTGTGTCCGGCTAACATTCCACCAAGCATAACAAAGTCAGCACCGGCAGCAAAGGCTTTAGCCACGTCACCAGGGCAAGTACAACCACCGTCGGCGATAATAAAACCTCCCAGTCCGTGTGCAGCATCAGCGCATTCTATAACAGCACTAAGTTGTGGATAACCAACACCTGTTTGAATACGTGTAGTACATACGCTACCAGGACCGATACCTACTTTAACCATATCAGCTCCAGCCAGAATCAATTCTTCTGTCATTTCACCGGTCACTACATTGCCAGCAATGATTACAATGGATGGGTGATTTTTACGGAATTCTTTTACAAATGAAACGAATCGTTCAGTGTATCCATTCGCAACATCGATGCAGACATATTTTAAATTACTGCCTACTTTTCTGTAAACATCTTCAAATTTAGCGTAGTCTTTATCACTGATGCCAATACTCATTGCAGTGGTATTAGTAAAGCCCCATGCAGAGAAATATTCAATGAGTTCATCAACGCTATAGGTTTTAACGAGACACGTAAAGATACCATGATTTGACAGTGCTGCAGCCATATCCATAGTTCCAACACCATCCATATTGGCTGCCATAATAGGCACGCCGCCATACTGATATTTTTTAAAATCAAACGTACGGTTTAGGTCTACTTCTTTTCGAGATTTGAGAGTGCTTCTCTTTGGCCTGATGAGTACATCTTTGTAGTCAAGCTTTACATCATTATCAATACGCATTATAAATCCTTACATTCACTCAAATGTTAATTCATTACCACGTGGTAAGTAATTTAGTTTCATTGCTTCGGCTTCAATCTTATCTTTGATGGGCGCAGATATAAACTTGCGCACATCCTGAGTATCGATATTATGTTTTTCACAAATGTCACACACCGCATCGATGTATGACATTTTTTGTTTAATTACGGCATTCTCAATAAGAACAGAGAATTTTGATTTTGTTAAAAATTGTGTTTCTATCATTCAACCTCGTTTTCCGCCATATCATTCCAGGTAAATCCAAGGTCTGAATAAAATACGCCATGTGTTCGTTTAATATTACCTTCTTTATCGTATGCAGGATGTACGCATCTCCACTTTACTGCATGTTCCCTATGTTCACCATAGAAGTCATCACAGTAATCTCCGGTACGCAAGAACCTATCTAGGTTTGCAATGTATCCGGCAGTAGCAGATACCTTTGCGTAGATGCCTTTTGTATTAGGCTCTTTGCGAAGAATAGATCTATCTTCTTTCAAGATCTCTTTCTGAGTTGCCTGCCAGCGTCTGATATTTTTAAGAGAGAATACGTCATCTTCAGGCAATGCCAATACATTATCAGCAATGTATGCATATGACGGTGGATTTTTTAGTAGCTTTTCGGCCCGAGCTTTGGCAAAACGCTCAGCAACTTGCTTGCGCTGTTCCTCTGACATAGGCTTGCGTGGCTTCTTAGACTTGATTTTGATAGTGTCTCTCTTAACCATAGTAGTATCCTCCAAAACGTTGCTATAATACATTCTACAACATTATTAATAGGTTGTACACAGCTTATTTTATAGTGTAACTTTTATGTTACACTATTTTTTAAGATGATTATATATTAATAATTCCAGATGTGGCAGATATTGTTTGGTAATTTTTATTTAAAAATAATTCAAGATCTGATTTAATGTTAGAAGAAAACTTGTAAATAGGATTTCCAGAAGCAGGTCCAGATTTAGTTATAAGTTCAAAGTTAATATTATATTTTTTAGTAAGTGATTTAATTTTAGAAGTAGTAATGTTAAAATCGATATCGAGTTGTATTGAATGTGACATGAAGTCTCCTTTGTTTATAGTTCATACTACTACAATACATATCGGATGTACACTTTTATTTTCAGTTATGTGCATTTTATTTTATAGTTCTGCTTCTAACGGAATGATTTCGATTTCACCATCAGATAAATGCCTATGCTTTATATAACCTTCTTTACAAAGGTATGTGATAGTGTCCTCGATAGCTCTTTCATTATCCGCAGCGAAATTTGTTCTAGCAATTAAATAACCTGTCAAAGCGCTAAGGCCCACACAGGCTAGCGCCATCCAAATTGGTTCGATATAAAAGTTCATTAGTCTTCCTTTTTAATGTGTACAAATATCGAAAATGGTGGTATAATTAAAGAGTTCCTTTGAGGGTGGATGGATACCAATATTGGTATCTCTATTTATATGGCTTCAAAAGAGAGCACACTGTCAACCCTAAAAGATCTCCAACCTTCAGATTGTGTATCATATACTACAACGACTTCTTCATTTAAAGCACGAACTTTTTTCTGGCTTAAAGGATCTTCCTTTTTTGCCGGTGGTAAGAAAGAAGGATGCAGCGTACAGTACATTACGCGAGGTGTTCCGTCTTTCTTAGTGAATGTAACTTTGCACTCATTTTCCTGCAAGGTAGTTGCAAGCCACTGTCTTTCATATTTCATATCAATTCCAATCATTATCAAATTTTGTTGTTTCATGTGCAGTTTCGCCGTAATATACCTTTGCATATTTTGGTGCATCGGTATACGTATTAACATTAGTCATGTCATCAGTTGGAATAAAAATGCCATGGACGAGCTTCGTCTTTTTTGGCAGATTACCAGAATTTAGTAGAGCCTTAGATTTAGCTTTAAGCTTAGACATTTTATTGCGACGATTACCAACTTTTTTAATTAAAGCCAAACGATCTTCCATTTGTGCATCAGTCATCATTATCATAGTCCTCCGAGTGTGGATTTAATTGCATCAGTATGCTTACGAATACTACGAATATCATCATTGTGTGTTAAAACGCGTGCTTCAACCTTAGACAATTTTTGTTCGATGATTTTTAATTTATCAATAATATTCATAATTTGAACTTGCATATGTTCATTAGTCATTTTTTCTTCCTCGTATGGAAACTGCCTTCCGGCTGTTTGAGTGCTAGTAATAATTCAGTGAACATCATAGGAGACAAGACAATCAAGTCGTGGTCTTCACGTACTGTGTTCCACTGTCTTATGTATACTTCGTTTTCGTCGATGAACATTTGCACGTCTTCGTAAGCATCGATCTCACATAAGACTGTAGTAATGCTTTCATCCCAATCAATTTCATTCGTAAACATTAATCAACCACATCCATTTCTAGTGGTTCATATTCCTCCTCAAATGTTTTAAATTCTAGCTCCTTGCGTTTTAGCAAGTCTGACAACATCTTTATTGCCGCATGCTTCTCATCTGAAGCACCTTCACAAACACCAATCAAAACACTATTAAGTGTTTCAATATCCCTGATTAAACTAACCATTACGCACTCTCCTCAGTTAAACATAAATCTGTCCATTGTACTTCAGCAGTAAATTGTGCACCACTCATTTCATCCATAGCAAAATCAGCAGAGCTTATCTTATCAAATATGATTTTAGCATAAGCCTCATCACATTCTAAAATTTTCATAATTAGTTGCTGATGAAACAGACTGGTGACTGATGGCCGAAACATTATTCGCCTCCTCTGCTCAACGCATATTGTAAGTCAGCCTCTTCAGCTTCAAGCTTACGATTCCAAGCAGACTTAAGTTTGTTAAGGAAACCATGTTGAAAAGCACTGTCTGCAGGATCATTATCAAAAGATGTAATCGCAATCCACATGTTAAAGTGTGGATCTCTCATTTCTTCGGTGGCCGCTTTGCAGCCAGCTTCAAAGTCATTTAGATTGAATTTTGTAGCTTGGGATATAGGAAAAAGTTTCATGCAGCCACCTCGATTTTTTCGAAGCCCATGTTGCAAACCATGTAGAATTCGCCGTTACGCATTTCAAGAATATCGCCAACCGAAGTAGAATAACCACGATCGCCAATAACTTCGACAATGTGTTGATTGTTCCAAAGGTTAGTAACTTCATAAGCAACATCCATGTCGTCCGTATGAACGTCATATGCTGGTGTGTAGTAAGCAAAGTTTTCGGTTTCAAACTTAGATGAACCAAAGAATGACGTAGACAATTTAGCTGCCTGAGCAGGAACTGCATCGTGGCCTTCTGCATTGACAAGGTTTACTTGAGCTTCTGTCAATTGAATCTGGTGAATCTTGATCATCTTGATTTCTCCTAATCACTGTTTCTGTAATTAGAATAATACATCTGGAATGATATGTAAACAGTTAATTTACATTTTTTGCACTTTTTTTTCTTTTACTGTGCCATCAGTTCTGCCAATTTGCTCGATTGGTCTATCTGGACCGCATATTTTCCTGCATGCACGTGGTGCGTACTCAAGACCTTCGTTTGCTCCTTTTACTACGGCATCAGAAAAAGCTAACCATTCATCCGTTAGTAAAATATCTTCGATAGATTCATTGTTTGAAAGTTTAAGATCTTCGCTTAATAATCCGTTATATAACGGATCTGGCGGTTTGTGCTCATAGTCAATGTGGCAACATGGTATTAAATATCCTGTAGCAGTATGAGCAAATCCTTCTTTTTTCATAAGAAGAGATTTTTTGACAAGACACATAGGTTCAAATTCATTATCTACCATATTTCTTCACTTCCGTCCGGATAATATACTTTATTTAACATTGGTACCGTAGATCGAAACTCTGTGTCTGGTCTGAATTCTTTGGACGGAAATCGGTTTGAATATACGACATTAAATATAACACCAATATCACGTGCCATCTTTTTACAAGTATCAATATCATGCTGGTTGTATTTAAATACGATGTATTTCCATATGATATTATTAGGATCCATATACTCTGTAGACATCTTCATCATATCAAAAAGCTTCTTGCCGTCTTGCCTTACACGATATTTATGTGAATCTTCTGGTAGTCCATCTATTCCAAAGAACCACGAAATATTTTCATTAGTACATTCTTCATATATTTCTTTGTACCACTTTACTGGCTTGTGTGATGCTGCTGTGTGTACTGAGGCACTTTTACCATACTCTATGACCTTATGCAATATACCTTTGAAGTCTGGATGCATAGATGGGTCTGAAACTTGTCCGCTAAAATCAAAGTGGTCAAAATACTTAAGATACTTTTCAAAGTCTTTTATAGAAAGCGTCTCACCTAAAACTTTACCATATTTTTTCATATGTTGTAAGCGTCTGCAACATGGGCATTCTAACGTACATTTATTAGATATATCCATGTTGATAGTACGAGAAAAATTTACGTGTGGATTAGATCTTTCAAGAAAGTGGAGTAGTGTCTGGTTCATCACAAAAAGTCCTGCATGCAGATGGAAGAGTTTCATAGCTTTTCCATGATTCAGGAAGATCTACGTTAAACCAATCAGAAGTTAATATTTCTTCAAGAGTGTGGCCATTCAAATTATACTTATTCCTATTCTTCTTATACTTATTTAATACAGATCCATCCTTATCCCAGCCAGACCTGTTTGATGGATCTGACAGGTTTAAAAAATTTGTATTACCTAAATAGCAACATGGTAATACCTGACCATCTGGATTTACTAATATTTTTTCTTCATTTAACCACTTGCACGTAATGCATGGTTTATTCTCTGTGAGATCTGTGGCCATGTATTGTCCAATCTTTAGCATACTTGCTTTTGTCAGTTTTATTATGTGTTGCCATCATATTCTTTGAAGCATTATCGATCCAAGGATTTTGGATTATGTGATCTAAGTTTTTAGTTATTTCTTCAAGGACTTCTTTTTTACCAAACTCATTAATAAACTCAAACCTATCATTAATCAAAAATCTGTCAGACTTAATAATATAGACTTCTTGAGCACCGTACATTCTACACATTTTTCTTATATCATAAACATAATCTTGATTGTGTTTGAATAGAATTATAAACGCTTTTGTGTGTGCACGTGTAATGGAAAGTGCTTCCATGTTATTAAGCGTTTTGTTTAGATCTACACCTTTCCTGTACTTCTGATGCATTTCGTTATCAACGCCATCAATATCAAAATATACAGTCAGGCGCTCTTTACAATAGTTTCCAAGATCTTCCCACCAAGTTTCGGTTCGCATACCGCCGTTTGTATTCAAATGTATTTGAGCATTCGAGTTATCGATAATATATTTACATATTTTGCCAATATCTTTACTCATAATAGGATCACCCCAAGTTCCACAAATTTCAAACTGTGAAACAAAGTCTATTGATCCTGGTGGAAACTTTCTTGTAAAGTCTTCTAGCGACCATTTTATAAGTGGAAGCCATGGCATCTTACCAAGCCCGTTAGGATCAGTGCGGTGACACTGTGGGCAAGACGCATTACAATATGTAGAAAGGTCTAGCGCAATTCTAACTTCCTTGTTTACTAAATCAGCAAATGTCATGGATGCATATCGTCTGGTTTTGATTCCGTATACGAATCCATTAACCAATTTGCAATTTGATCTTCTACTAAATGCCGAAGTTTACTATATTCATTTAGATTCTTTCGACGAGCAGTCATAGTAGATAACTTATTATAAATGACCTTAAGCTCATCTGTAGGCAGGTTCCATATCGATAGGTGTCTTGGATAAAGTATGGTGTTGAACCAAAGCTTTATATCATGCTTATGACAAAAGTCTAAGAATGATGGCATCTCTTCCCAGTTATTACGCATAGGATTTACCATAACTGATATTTGTACATCTTTCTTCTTACAGTAATCCTTAAAGATTTCTAAGTTTTCCATAACTTTACTAAGATCACCGTTAATACGAATTTTTGAATATGCCTCAGGAATTAAACTGTCAATACTAATGTTGATTTGGATGTTACAGATATCTAATAAATGGCGTACTCGCTTATTCATCACAGTACCATTTGTAGCAATACTGATAGGAAGACCAGGATTAATCTTTGCTATGTCTTCGCACATTTCTAACACTAGTTTTTGGGCAAATGGTTCTCCGCCATTAAATCGAAGCTCTTT